GTGGCACAGATGGATTATACCCTGCTGCGGGGCCGCATCCGTGATCGCGGCCTGACCCAGAAGGAAGTCGCCGAAAAAGTCGGCATCAGTGAAGGCCAGTTCTGCCAGAAGCTGTCCGGGAATTTTGTTTTCCGACAGGATGAGATCGACCGCATCAGCGACCTGCTGGGCATCACGGCGAATGAGATCGGTCCGTTCTTCTTTTCGCCGCAAAAGTTGTGATTTAACAACAGGAGTAACCGCCCATGAAACGCCCCGAAGCCTGGCACGACGCCTACAAAGCCATCTACAGCAAGGTCGGCTGCATCCGCCTGACGGTGGGGCAGGCCGCCGAGCAGATGGGCACCACCGCAAAGCGGGTCACGCAGCAGTACCCCTACGGCTGGAGCACGCAGGGCCGGGGCAAGACGATCCGGCTGGACACCCTGCTGGATCAGGAATTCAAACTTTACTGAGGAGGAACCGACTATGAAGATCAAATCGAGAGTATGGCACTGGCTGGCCGTCGCCTGCTGCAGTGCGGGCCTGGTGCTGGGCATGGGTGCCGAGGGCACCGCACAGACGGACGGTACCCTCAACGGCAACGCCTTTACCACGGCGGTGGTGCTGATCCTGACCGGGCTGCTGTGCATGAAGCTGGGCTTCCTGGCACAGGACCGCGAGGAGCAGGAGACCAAGGGTCGCCACGGCTGCGGCAAGATCACCCGCAACCACGCCCGCAACGACGAGTACCCTGCCCTGCCGGAGCACAGCAGCCGCAGGGACGCATGAGAGGAGGACATACGATGTTCAACGATAAGCGCAGAGGAGATATTTGGTGGGCGCAGGACACCACCCACAAGCGGGAGGGCACCTGCCTGATCCGGGGTGACCGACCGGTGGTGATCGTCAGCAGCGACGAAGTCAACTGCAACACGCGCATCGTTACGGTGGTTCCCCTGACCTCCAGCCCGGCGCAGCTGGCCCGCGGCGACGGCACCTACGATCAGGTTCTTCTGACCGGCTACGGTGCGCCAAGTATGGCCATGGCCCGGCAGGTGCACGCAGTGGACACCGACGATCTGACCGAGTACCGGGGTCATTTGACGGATGCCGATATGCTCCGGCTGGACAAGGCCCTCCGCCGTGCACTGGGAGTATGAAGTGGTACACGGCCTACCTCCACCGAACAGAGGAGATTCTCGCCTGTGGCACCGCGCAGCAGGTGGCCGAGGCTTTAGGAATGAAGGTGGGCAGCTTTTACACTGCCATCTCCCGGAGTCGGACATGGAAAAACCGCAGATATGACTTCGTGATCGAAGAGATCGACGAGGACAAATTTAAAATGGAGTATGCCTCATGAAAACGCTTAAAGTCAGATTGACCTTCACCGAGCCGTTGCTCGGCACTTGGCCTGCCAATCAGAACGTGGCCCGCGAGTACATAGCGTCCAAGGGCCCGGACGCAGCCACCATCGAAGATGAAGTGGCCGCCTTGGGCGCGGATGCCGCAGCTGACAAGGCGATGACGGTGTTCCCCCGCAACGAGGCTGGGCAGCCGATCCTGTATGACTACCAGATCAAGGGCTTCTTCAAGGACGCATGTGGTATGCTGGGCCGCATCGGCGGCAAGGACGAGAAGGGCAAGAAGAAAGCCGTGAACGAATCCGGCAAGCTAACGGCCTACAAGAAGATCATCGACGGCCTGATCTTTGTCGGGCCCCGCCAGATTCCCCTGATCCTTAACGGAGAAATGACCGAGTGCCAGCGCCCCCTGCGGGCCCAGACAGCCCAAGGCGAGCGCGTGAGCCTTGCCAACTCCGAGCAGATCCCCGCAGGCAGCACCTGCGAGTTCGAGATTACCTGCATGGACGATGCCCACGAGAAAGCGGTGATGGAGTGGCTGGATTACGGCAAGCTCCGGGGCCTGGGCCAGTGGCGCAACAGTGGCAAAGGCCGCTTCACCTACGAGATTCTCGGCTAACCGCGAGGGCATGGCTTAGCCGCGGCGCGCGTCGCCCGGCAAAGGCATTGGGCTGCCGTGCGACGCAACGGCAAAGCACTGCTGTGCTTCCACAGCAAAGGCATTGATTAGCTAAGACAGGCAAGGGCACGGCCCGGTTTCGCGGAGAAAAGCAACGGCAACGCGTAGATAAGCCTAGCAACGGCATAGCATCGTGACGCGAAGATTGGCTTAGCAAAGGCAAAGATACAGCTCCGAACTGCAAAGCGTAGATTCAATAGAATCTTTTTATAAAAGGAGCATGACTATGAACTTCACACTGACCATCAACGGCGAAACCCCCGCCGAGCTGCTGGACGCATTGCAGCAGCTGAACGCCTCTCCCATCCAGTCGCCCCAGAGCGCGCCTGTACAGCAGCCGGACAAGCCCAAGACGCAGACTCCTGCCAAGGCCAAAAAGCCCACACGGGAGCCCGCAGCAGCCCCTGCGGAGGAGCCTGCAAACCCTACAACGGCAGAAGCCTCGGGTTCTCCCTCGCAGGCGGATACCGCACCGGCGGACTCGACCTCCGCATCTGACCCCGCCACGCTGGACAAGATCCGCGAGCTGGCCCGCAGCCTGATCGTGGCAGGCAAGCGGGCAGGTGTTCAGGCGGCCATCAAAGCCACCGGTGCTGCATCCATCTCTAAGCTGCCGCCTGACAGCTACACCGGCGTCTGGGAGGAGCTGCTCAAGCTGAAAGACGAGGTGGACGCAAATGCCTCCAATTAAACACGCCCTGCTGGGTGCCTCCAGCGCGGCCCGGTGGATCGCCTGCACCCCCAGCGCTCAGGCCACAGCAAACCTGCCGGACGAAGAGACTAAGTACGCCGCAGAGGGCACCCGGGCGCATGAGCTGTGCGAATACACCCTCCGGCACAACCTTGCAGGCTGGGAGGATGGCAAACCCTTTGACCCGATGTACGACTGGTACGGCGGTGAAGGGACGGTTACGCCGGAAATGCTCAAAGCCGCCAACCAGTACGTTAGCTTCATCCACGAGCTGTGGGCAGGATTCCCCTGCCGCCCGGGGGTGTTCATCGAGCAGGAGGTGGACGTGAGCCGGTGGGTGCCGCAGGGCTTCGGCACCTGCGACTGCCTGCTGATCGGTGGCGGGCTGCTGCACATCATCGACTTCAAGTACGGCCAAGGTGTGCCGGTGAACCCGGAGCACAACCCGCAGCTCATGTACTACGCCCTCGGCGCATACGAGCTGTTCCGCGAGACGGACGAGATCGAGGTGGTGCGCATGAGCATCGTACAGCCCCGGATGCAGGAGGAGCCCCAGACCTGGGAGATTTCCCTGGCCGACCTTCTCACCTGGGCACGGGAGGTGCTGGCACCAGCTGCCCACATGGCGTGGCGGGGCGAGGGCAAGTTTGTCACCGGCGAACACTGCCGCTTCTGCAAGGCTCACCCCGCCTGCCGGGCATGGAAGGACAAGTACGGCCCACTGGCCGGATTTGAGCCCTACCCGGAACCCGCTACACTCTCTGACGAGGAGCTGGGCGAGTGGTTGCAGAAGCTGGAAGGTCTGGCCGCCTACGCCAGGGATCTGGAAGAGTACGCCCAACAGGCGCTGATGGAGGGCCGCACCCTGCCCGGATGGAAGCTGGTACAGGGTCGCAGCACCCGCAAGTGGACAGACCAAGATGCCGCCTTCCGGCAGATGCAGGCAGACGGCTTCGACGAGGCCATGTTGTACACCCGCACACCCATCACGCTGACCGTGGCCGAGAAGATGATCGGCAAAAAGAAGTTTGCCGAGACCATGTCGGCCTTTATCACCCGGGCACCCGGCGCGCCCAAGCTGGCAGCAGCCAGCGACCCGCGCCCTGCCTACAACCGCTTAGAGGGCTTCAAGCCCGAGGAGGACTAAGTATGAACACCAACGAAGTTATCATTCCCTGCCGCCTGTCTTACGCCAACATCTGGGAACCCAAGCAGGTGAACGGCACCGGCGATCCCAAGTACAGCTGCTGCCTGCTCATTAAGAAGAGCGACACCAACGCCCTGGCCGCCATCCGCAAGGCCATCGAAGCCATCAAGACCGACTCCGCATCCCTGGCAAAGTGGGGTGGCAAGCTGCCGCCCAAGCTGAAAGAGCCCCTGCGCGACGGTGACGAGGAGAAGGACGACGAGAACTACGCAGGCTGCTGGTTCATCAACGCCAACGCCAGCGCAGACCGTCGCCCCCGGATCATCGACCGGGCCTGCAACGAGGTTCTGGATCAGGACGAGGTGTACAGCGGCTGCTACGCCAAGGTCAAGGTCGGCTTCTTCTCCTACAGCGCCAGTGGCAACCGGGGCATCGGTGCAGGGCTGGAGGTCATCCAGAAGATCCGCGACGGCGAGCGCCTGAGCGGGGGCAACAGCCTGGACGGCTTCGAGGCCTTGAGCGACGACGATGACAGTTTCCTCGACTAAACACCCGTACACCGGAGGCCCCCGCAAAGGACCTCCGGTCTTTTATCAGGAAAGGAGGAACCCGTGAAACCGATCATCACGGTGGATATCGAGACCTACTCGCCGCAGGACATCACCAAGGTGGGGGCCTACCGATACGCCCAAGACCCAGACTTTCAGATCCTGCTGCTGGGCTATGTCAACGAGAACTCGGACACACCCAGAGTGCTGGATCTGACCAGCTGGCCGGACACGAAGCACTTCCTGCGGGAACAGCTGCCGTGGCTGCTGGATGCCAGTTACACCAAGAGAGCGCATAATGCTGCGTTTGAGTGGTGGTGCCTGTCGGAGGCCATGGGCCTGAGTTGGGAGCAGCGCATCGAATGGCTCCAGCAGTGGGAATGCAGCATGGTACACGCACTGTACTGCGGCCTACCCGCCCAGCTGGGGGCCCTCGGTGCGGCCCTGAAGCAGCCGGAGGATGCGCTCAAGATGAAAGAGGGCAAGGCGCTGATCACCTACTTCTGCAAGCCCTGCAAGCCCACAAAGCGCAACGGCGGGCGCACCCGCAACCTGCCTCAGCACGACCCCGACAAGTGGAAGCTGTTCTGCAAGTACAACGGCATGGACGTGATCGCAGAGCGGGCCAACGACCGGAAGCTGGCCCCCTGGCCGGTTCCCGAGAGCATCATGCAGCAGTGGCGGGAGGATGTGGAGATGAACGCCCGGGGCGTGGCTGTGGATATGGAGCTGGTAGAGGGTGCCCTTGCCTGCTCCGCGCTGATCACGGAGGAGCAGACCGCCGAGAGCAAGACGCTGACCGGTCTGGCCAACCCTGGCAGCCGTGCCCAGCTCCTCGACTGGCTCCACAACCGGGGCGTGCCGATGCAGGGTCTGACCAAAGAGGACGTAGGCAAGGCGCTGGCCGGAGAACTGCCCAGCGACGTGCGCAGGGTGCTGGAGCTCCGGCAGCAGCTGGGCAAGACCAGCAACACCAAGTATGAGACCATCGCAGCCAGCGCAGGCCCTGACCACCGGGTGCGTGGAACCCTGCAATTCTACGGGGCCAGCCGGACAGGGCGCTGGGCCGGGCGGCTGCTTCAGGTGCAGAACCTGCCTCGCACTTACCTCGACCATCAAGCTGAGTGGCGCAGCATTGTAAAGCTACACGACCCCGAAGCGTTAGCTCTACTGACTGACAATGTGTCCGACACTCTGAGCCAGCTGATCCGCACGGCGCTGGTGCCCGGCGAAGGGTGCACCTTCGTAGATGCCGACTTCTCGGCCATCGAGGCCCGGCTGATCGCATGGCTGGCCGGTGAGGAGTGGGTGCTAGACGTATTCCGCACCACCGGCAAGATCTACGAGGCCACCGCAGCCCGCATCTTCGGCGTGCCCTTTGACAGCATCGTCAAGGGCAACCCCAACTACAAATACCGCCAGCGCGGTAAAGTGGCAACGCTGGCTCTGGGCTACCAGGGCGGTGTGGGCGCTATGAAGCGCATGGGCGGCGATCAGCTGGGTCTGGACGACGAGGGCCTGCAGGACATCGTGAACCGCTGGCGCAGGCAGAACCCCAGCATCTGCAAGCTCTGGCGCAGGATGCAGGATGCTGCCGTGCACACCATCCGCACCGGCAGGACTACCATGCCCCGAGTAGGGGTGGTGCTCCGCAAAGAGGTGGCCTGGGGCTTTCCCTTCCCGTTTCTGACGATGCAGCTGCCCAGCGGGCGCAAGCTCTTCTACGCCGACCCCGGCACCACGCCGGATGACCGCATTACTTATAAGGAGTGGGACACGGGAAGCTGGCGGGAAGCCGAGACCTACGGCGGCAAGTTGACCGAGAACCTCACCCAAGCTGTGGGCCGGGATTGCCTGGCTTTCGCGCTGGACAACCTCCGACGGGCTGGGTACCAGGTGGTGTTCCACGTCCACGACGAGGTCATCATCGAGCTGCCGACCACGCAGGACGCAGAGGCCGCGCTGGACAGCGTGGTACGCATTATGAGCACTGTGCCGCCCTGGGCCGAGGGGCTGCCCCTGAACGCAGCAGGCTGGCACGGTGACTTCTTTACAAAGGACTAAGGACGATGAAAAACTCCATGATTTCCGACAAGGCGGCTGTCTACGCAATCTCGAAGGAGGATGCACTGACCCGGTTGTCAGCAGAGCATGATGCCCTGTTTACGCAGAAACGCCTTAGCGAGGCCCGCGGTGTACACCTGGCAATGCAGATCCTGTGGCAGCTGGACGTGCACGTAATCTCGCAAGCAGACTGGAGGGAGAGCAGACAATGAGCAAGACTTACCCGCCCAACAACTCAGATGTGTGCCCCTGCACCTGCGGAGCCCTGCCCCAAGGTGTCGGGGTGAGGACTGACGGGACGGTCGGGCTGACCAAGTACCGCAAGAGCAGCAGGTACGCCAGCGACGGCGGCTGGTCGGTGGTCTGCACCCGCTGCGGCAGGGTCGGTGGTCTGCACCCGCTGCGGCAGGGTCGGTGGTCTGCACCCGCTGCGGCAGGGTCGGTGAACGGGGCCACACGCAGATCGATGCAAAGGCCAGATGGAATGCGTGTCGCTTCCGCTACGGCCCCCTGAAGGAGGATGACAAATGAACGCTACACCGATTGAGATCTGCGTGGGCGGCAGCCGCATCACCACAGAGTGGGACGGTTGCTCCATCACATGGGCCGACTTCACCGACGATCTGCAGAACGCCATGCAGAACAACTGCGGCACCGAGACCCACGCCGAGTACATGGCTCTGCCCAAGGCCGAGCAGGACAAGCGGAAAGACGTGGGCGGCTTTGTGGGTGGCAGCCTGCGGGACGGCCTACGCCGCCGCGGCTGCTGCACCGGGCGCAGCCTGATCACGCTGGACATGGACGGCTGCGCCCCCGGCAGCACACAGCAGTGGGTGGCCACCATCAAGGCCCTGGGCACAGCAGCGGTCTATTCCACCCGGAAGCACGACCCGGAGCACCCGCGCCTGCGGGCCATCTTCCCCACCGACCGCGTGATGCAGCCAGAGGAATACCAACCCTGCGCCCGGATGGTGGCCCAGATGCTCGACCCCACCATGCGAGTGTTCGACAAGACCACCTTTGAAGCCGAGCGCCTGATGTACTGGCCCAGCCGCAGCAGCGACAGCCAGTGGGTCTGCGAGGCCACCGAGGACGGTGACCGGATCAGCGTGGACGACACCCTCTGGCTTTACGAGGACTGGCACGACGTGCGGCAGTGGCCTGCATGCCCCGCTGAGGCGGTCAAGCTACCCGGCGGCAAGCAGGCCGACCCCACCGCCAAGCAGGGCGTGGTGGGCGCTTTCTGCCGGACTTACGACATCCGGGCGGCAATTGCAAAGTTTCTGCCCGGGGAGTACGTCGATGCCGGGCAAGATCGCCTGACTTACGCCGCAGGCAGCACCACGGCGGGCGCGGTGCTTTACGACAACGACACCTTCATCTACAGCCACCACAGCACCGACCCCGCAGGCGGCAAGCTGCTGAATGCCTGGGATCTGGTGCGAATCCACAAGTTCGGCGATCTGGACGCAGATGCCGCCCCCGGCACGCCCGCCGCGTCCCTGCCCAGCTGGCAGGCCATGCGGGCGCTGGCCGAGAACGACGGCCCCACGGCGGCGCTGCTGCGACAGGAGGACCTCGACCACGCGCTGGAGGGCTTCAACCCGCTGCCGGAGGAAGAGACCGACTCGGACAAATGGCAGGAGAAGCTGACCCGCACCCAGAAGGGCGCGCTGGCCTGCACCATCCAGAACGCATGGGTCATCCTCGAACACGACCCGGCGCTGAAAGGCCGCATCTGGAGCGACACCTTCTCGGAGCGGCTGCGCTGCAAGGGGCCATTCCCGTGGAGCGATAACCCGCAGGAGCGGGACTGGCGCGACGAGGACGACGCGGGCGTGCGGTGGTACCTCGAGACCGTCTACCACTTCAGCGGGGTTAACAAGGCCGCCGACGCGGTGGCCCTGACCGGCGACAAGCACCGGAAAGACCCGGTGCGGGAGTACCTGAGCGGCCTTGTGTGGGATGGCGTGCCCCGGCTGGACACGCTGTTCATCGACTACTTAGGCGCGGATGACAGCAGCTACACCAGAGCGGTGACGCGGAAGATGTTCGTGGCTGCGGTGGCGCGGTGTTTCCGCCCGGGCTGCAAGTTCGACCAGATCTGCATCCTCAGCGGCAGACAAGGCATCGGCAAGAGCCTGCTGCTTTCCCGGATGGGCCGGGAGTGGTTCAACGACAGCATCACGAGCTTCGACGGCAAAGAGGCCCGCGAGAACCTGCGTGGCGTCTGGATCGTCGAGCTTGGCGAAATGACGGCTTTCAGCAGGAGCGAATCCGAGGCAGCCAAGCAGTTCCTGAGCCAGACAGAGGACCGATACCGGGCCGCTTATGGCCGGAGAACGGTGCAGTACCCCCGCCGATGCGTGTTCTTCGGCACTTCCAACAGCGCGGATTTCCTCCGCGATACGACCGGCAACCGCCGATTCTGGCCCGTAGATTGCAGCTTTGAGCGCCGCACGAAGGTCGTGCACGACGATTTGACCCCTGCAGAGGTGGACCAGATCTGGGCCGAGGCCGTGGCAAAGTTCAACGCGGGCGAAGAGCTGATTCTCCGGGATGACCTGCAAAAGGCCGCTCTGGAAGAGCAGCAGGCCCACACCGAGCGCGACCCGTGGGAGGGTGCGATCGCCGATTTCCTGGACAAACCGGTGCCGCTGGACTGGGCAAGACGCAGCATCGACGAGCGCATCTGCTGGTGGGAGAACGGCCCGTCCGAGGGCATCCAGACCACCCGGCGGGCCAGCGTCTGTGTCAACGAAGTCTGGCGCGAGTGCCTCGACAGCACCGGCAAAGCCCCCGACCGGCAGCAGTCCAAACGCATCTCTGCGGTGCTGAATGGCCTGTCCGGATGGCAGGCAATCAAATATCCCCTGCGCTGCGGGCCCTACGGAATGCAGCGTTTGTGGCGCAGAAATGGGGAGTAATTACCGCCCCGAAAAATGACTACAAACCACCGCCGAAACCGCCGGAGTGACTACAAACGGAAGGTCGGCTACAACGACTACAAAGTTTTTGGAACTTTTGAAAGAAGCCGAAGAAAACAAGGCCGAAAAATGACCTTTGACTACAACGACTACAAAGCGACTACAAAGGATTTCGGAGTTTGTAGTCAAAGAAAATCCAGTGTTCAAGCGGGTTTTCGAGTTTTGACTACAATGACTACAATCTTTTTCCTTGGAAGAAGTGAAAGAGAAGAAAATAAGGCGTGTGCCCGTATACGCGTGAGTCTTGATTTCTTCGCGTGAGGAATTATAGGAAATTTTGTAGTTTTTGTAGTCATTGTAGTCAACCCGCAAAACGGAAGGAGAAACTACAAATGCTGACAAACTCCACAAACAAGCCCCTGGAAAAGAGCATCGAGAACATTCTCCGGCAAGCTGTGGAAGCCGAGGGCGGGATGTGCCTGAAGTGGGTCTGCCCCGGACACAAAGGCGTGCCTGACCGGATGATCCTCTTCCCCGGCGGCATCATCGCCTTTGTGGAACTCAAGCGACCCGGGGCAAAGGTCAAGGCGGGAGGATTGCAGGAGTGGTGGCTGCAGCGGCTGGTGGAGCTCGGTTTTCCCTGCTACGAGATCAGCCGCAAATATCAGGCCGTGGCTCTGGCCAAGCGACTGAGCATGGGAAGTCAGATGCGGCAGTTGAGCGCAGAGGATGCTATACAGCCTCGGCCCGATACGTCCGTCGCCTGGGCTGATGACGAGGACTGGCCCTACGAAATCGATGACTGACACACTGCCCTAAAAGAAACGGAGGTCAAAGCAATGCAGCAGTTTCACCCGCACCCATATCAGCAGGCGGGCATCGAAGCGATCCTCGAGAAGCCCGGCGTGGCGCTCTGGATGGAGATGGGCCTGGGCAAGACGGTGGTCACCCTGACCGCCATCGACCAGTTGATCTACGACCGAATGGAGATCAGCCGCGTTCTGATCGTAGCCCCGAAGAAGGTCGCGGAGGCGACGTGGCAGGACGAAGCCGCCAAGTGGGGGCACCTGCAGCACCTGCGCATTTCCACCGTGCTGGGCACAGAGAAGCAGCGCAAGGCAGCTCTGGAAGCCCCGGCGGATATTTACATCATCAACCGCGAGAACGTCCCCTGGCTGGTGCACACGCTGGGCCGGAGCTGGAATTTTGACATGGTGGTTCTAGACGAAGCGTCCAGCTTCAAGAACCACGCAGCCCAGCGGTTCAAAGCCCTGAAAGCCGTGCGGCCCCGAGTGCACAAAGTGGTGGAGCTGACCGGCACGCCGAGGCCCAACAGCCTGCTGGACCTCTGGGCCCAGATCTACCTGCTGGATCAGGGCGAGCGGCTGGGCCGGTACATCACCCACTACCGCAAGAACTACTTCTGGCCCACCGAGTACAGCTACGAGCCGAAGGACGGTGCCGCCGAAGCGGTGGAAAGCCGCATCAAGGACATCGTCCTGAGCTTCAAAGCCGCCGACCACCTGACCCTGCCGGAGAAGATCATCGACGATATCCCGGTGGTGCTGGACAAGCCCGCCAAGGCGGCCTACAAGAAGCTGGAGAAGGACTACCTGCTGGATGTGGACGGCGAGACCATCACCGCCCAGCAGGCGGCAGCCCTGACCGGCAAGCTCCTGCAGCTGTGCAACGGCAGCGTCTACGACGAGAGTGGCACGGTGCACCAGATCCACCGGTGCAAGCTGGATGCTTTTGATGAACTGATCGACGCGCTGGACGGCCAGAAAGCCCTCGTGTTTTACGGCTTCCGCTTTGACGAGGAGCAGCTCACCGAAGCGCTGAAAGCCCGCCACAGGGGCCTCAGATTCGCCGTGCTGCGCTCCGGGCAGGATGCCGCAGACTGGAACGCAGGAAAACTGGACGTTCTGCTGGCCCAGCCTGCCAGCTGCGCATATGGGCTGAATTTGCAGCAGGGTGGGCACCACCTGATCTGGTACAGCCTGCCGTGGAGCCTGGAACTGTACGCGCAGGGCGAAGCCCGGTTGTACCGGCAGGGCCAGCAAAGCAGCGTCATCGTCCACCGGCTGATCGTCAAGGGCGGGGCCGACGAGATGGTAGTCCGGGCGCTGAACCGCAAAGACAGCAGCCAGAACGCACTGATGCAGGCCGTCAAGACCCGCATCCGAGAGACACAAGGAGGCAGCCAATGAGCATCCGGGCATTCCGCAGGCTCTCCCGCGCAGAGCGGCGGGGCTTTATCGAAACCATCGAGGACCCCCTCACCCGCCGGGTCTTTGAGATCGCATTTCTGGGGCCGGGCAAGGTAAGCTGGCAGAAAGCAGCCCTGCTCTACGGCGGCGGCATTTCGCCGGAGACCCTGCGGGTCTGGGTCTGGCGGGAATTGCAGCGCTGCCGCTGAGAGCCGCTGTGAGGCCGGTTTAGTCGCGAACAGCAAACTTCCCGGCGCGCCCTCAAAAGCCGCCGCACAGAGCCCCGCAGCGGCGGCTGTGCGCAAGTCATAACGTTTTCACCAAGAAACCCATGCTATGCTCTTCTGGATAACACACAGGAGGGTGGAGCATGGGTTTTTCTAACGAGCGGATGAGGACGGGCCAGCTGGTCAACTGGTTTCTGCTGGACGGCCTCGAGCTGACCCCGGCGGGCAACCCCGTCACCAAGGCCCTGCCGCTGCCCTTCGGGGTCGATCACCTGATCGGCTTCAACGAGCTGCTGACCTGCAGGCACCCGGAGAATGCAGGCGTGCACTTCTTCCTCGACGATTACCAGTTCGAGCGGTTCTGGCGGCAGCCGCAGCGGTACCTCGATGCGCTGGCAAAATGCCCGCTGGTGCTCGGCCCGGACTTCTCGCTTTACACCGACTTCCCCGCGCCCATCCAGCACTGGAACCATTACCGAAACCAGCTGCTGACCGCATGGCTTCAGCACAACGGCGTGCACGCCATTCCGGCAGCAAGCTGGTCGGACGAGGACAGCTTCCGCTGGTGCTTCGACGGTATCAGCAAAGGCGGCGCGGTGGCAGTGAGCACGGTGGGCTGCCTCGTCCACAAGGACGCGTCCGAGGGCCTGCTGGACGGCCTGAAAGAGCTGATCCGGCAGACCGAGCCGGAGGAGCTGCTGGTCTACGGCAAAACGCCGCCTGCAATGGCAGCACTGCTGCGGGAGCACAGCATCCCGTGGCAGGCATTCCCACACAACATGGCGGCCCGTGTAAGGCCCGGAGAGGAGGCGCAGTGATGGGCGGCAGAGGCAGCAGCATGAAAGGTTCCCAGGGCATGGGAGGCGGCGCAGGAGCGCCCGCAGCAGCCGCACAGGCAATGCCCACGATTCAGGCAGCACCCCAGCAGGCAGCACCGGCAGTTCAAGTAGCGCCCCAGCAGGCAGGCCCGCCCACCGGTGCAAACGGCTTCGGCCACCTGACACCGCAGCAGGTCTCCGCGATGGAGAGCGCTGCACAGCGGCAGATGATGCGTGACCCGAAGCTGGCCGCAGGCGTGACCGACTACATCAACCCGGTCATGCAGAGCAACGGCAAGGCGTTGAGCCAGAACGCCAACTGGGCAGCAGCCAACGGACTGCCCCTGACCAAGCGGCAGCAGGCCATGATGGACGCAGTGGACAAGCTGGCAAAGCCCATCGGGCAGGAGACCACCCTGTACCGCGCCGACCACGACGATTTCCTGAAGCGCCTGAAGGTCAACAACTACCAGAGCATGAGCGACAGCCAGCTGCGCAAGGCGCTGGTGGGCAAGACATGGACGAACGACTGTCTGGAGTCCACAGCCTACGACAGCCGGGACAACCCCTTCTGGCCGCAGCCCGGCGGCAGCCGCAGTGCAGGCAAGCATGGGCAGGGCGGTTCCGTTTCCGGTAACCGTGAAATCCTGATCCGGTATCACACTGCCAAGAGTACCCGGGCGGCGTTCATTCAGCCCAGCCAGTCGGAGGCCGTTCTGGCAGTAGGCACCCATCACAAGATCACCGGTGTCCGGTCTACCCGCACCGGGCCGTCGTACACCTACGGCAGCGGCAAGCGCGTGATTGAACTGGAAATCGAAGTGTGGTAAAATTAAATTGGAGGTATCTCACTATGGCGAAAATTTCCGCACAGAAGTTGAAAGAGATCGAGGCTGCAGAGCAGAAGTTCCGGCCTCTCGACACCCCGAAAACGAGCCGCCCCTTCCCCAATCTGGGCATGGAGAAGCCCGCAGCCAAGAAGAAAGCCACTAAGGCGAAACCCAAGAAAAAGTAAGTCGTAACGTTTCGCCCCTGCAATTCATGGTACCCTTGACCGAGAAATTCACGGCCAAGGGAGGATCCACATGGGAGGCAGAGGCGGAAGCATGGGCGGCAGCCATGGCATGGGTGGCGGCAGTGCAGGTGGTGCGGCAAAGGCCGCTGCACCGGCACCGGCAGCGCCCCAGACCCGGGAGCAGCAGCTGCTGGCACAGATCAAGGGCAACCCGGCGGCCCTGATGCAGATGAGCGATCAGGATGCAGCGGATACCGTAGCGGCGGTTGAAAAGCAGGCCATTGCAACGGATGGCTCTCAGCGCGACTGTTTTGTGCAGCGTTACATGGCTGAAATCGGCTGGGCCACAAACAAACCGGAGCTACTCACCGACGCAGCCTACGAAAAAGCCCGGAGAAAAGCCGGTGAAGAGTCCATGTACCACGCAGACAAAAACTTTGGAGGTAAAACCGGAAAGCACTACAACCAACAGCTGCAGACCGGTTCTACGGCATACTATTCTGAGGGTTACTCCGGTGCAGGAACTTACTGGGCACACAACAGTGCAGCGGATTCTGCTTGCTATGGCAGATATCAGGTCAAGGCGTTCCTCAACCGCAAAGCCAAACTCGTCACAACGTACACCTTGGCAAACGACGCGCGCCAGCTGAAACGTCAAAAGCCGAAGCTGTATGCGGCGCTCATCGGAGCAAAACGCGGGTATGGTCGTAACGAGGAATCCCTGTACCCAATTCTTGCCGCCGCAAGAGGCTGCAATGTCATCGTCCGCGACACCTTCAGCCCCCAAGTATCACGCTCCGCAGGTCAATACATAGTGACGCTTGACCGAGGCGCGCTTACCATGAGCAAGAAAACCGTCGCAGGGGCAACCACATACATGAACAACTGGTAAGGAGGATTTTACCATGGCAATCACGAAAGAGGCAGAAAAGCTGATTTCTCAGTTGGAAAACAGTCCTGAAGGGCGGAAACACGGCAGAGACGCCCGCGCCTACGCAGTAGACAGCTGGAAAATCCACACCGGCGAATGGGAGAAACCTGATGGTTGGAAAGACCCCTATGCCAAGCTGGATAAGACCGCAAAGGCCAAGCCCAAGACCACCAAGGCGAAAGCCAAAAAGTAAGTCATAACGTTTTTACCTTAGGCTCTCTGGTACAATTGCCAGAGAGCCTATTTTATTGCCCGGAGGGATTGCATGGAGAGCGTGAAGCACCAAATCGAGTACAAACGGCTGGACGAAATCCGCCCCTATGACAATAATCCCCGGCGCAACGACGAGGCCGCAAAAGCCGTGGCCAACAGCATCAAAGAGTTCGGGTTCCAGTCCCCCATCATCGTGGACAGGGACGGCGTGATCATCGCCGGACATACCCGGTACAAGGCCGCCCGGAGACTCAAGTTGCAGGAAGTGCCGGTCATCGTTGCGGCAGAGCTGGACCCGGAAAAGGTCAAGGCCCTGCGCATCGCGGACAACTCCACCGGCGAAGTTGCCGAGTGGGACCTGCAGCTTCTGGTGCAGGAGCTGACCGGCATTGAATACGACATGACCGACTTCGGCCTGAACCTCCAGATCAAGATCGACGAGGAGGTCAAGGAGGACGACTTCACCGCAGAGCCCCCGGAGCAGCCCATCACCCAGCGGGGAGATATCTGGCTGCTGGGTGACCACCGGGTCATGTGCGGCGACAGCACCAGCCCGCAGGACGTGGAGCGGCTGATGGACGGCCAGCTGGCTGACCTGCTGCTCACCGATCCGCCCTACAACGTGAACTATCAGGGCTCGAACGGCAAGAAGATCGAGAACGACAACATGGCGGAGAGCCAGTTCCGGCAGTTCCTGCTTCAGGCATACAGCCGGGCCTTCGATGCCTGCCGCACTGGAGCCAGCGCGTACATCTTCCACGCAGACACGGAGGGCGAGGCGTTCCGGGCCATGTTCCGGGAGGCAGGCTGGGGCCTGCACGGGTGTCTGGTCTGGGTCAAGAACAGCCTCGTTCTCGGCCACAGCGACTACCAGTGGCAGCACGAGCCCTGCCTGTACGGCTGGAAGCCCGGCGCGAACCACTACTTTGTCAACGACCGCAGCCAGACCACTGTCATTGACGATGCAAAGCCGGACGATCTGCGGCACATGAAGAAGGATCAGCTGCTGGACTGGGCCATCAAGGCGCAGGCGCTGCTGACGGAGAAGCCCAGCAGCGTGATCCGCTGCGACAAGCCGCCCCGCAACGCGGAGCACCCCACCATGAAGCCGGTGGTGCTGTGCGGCAGGCTCATCAAGAACAGTTCCCTGCCGGGGCAGATCGTTCTGGATCTGTTCGGCGGCAGCGGCTCTACGCTGATCGCCTGCGAGCAGCTGAGCCGGGTCAGCTACACGATGGAGTTTGACCCGAAGTATGTGGACGTGATCGTCAAACGCTGGGAGGACTTCACCGGCGAAAAGGCCGTCCGCCTGAAATAACCATCCCCCGCCGGGGCAGGTTTTCTACTCCTTTCCTGCCCCGGCTCATCATAGCCAAAACGGCACGCACACGGGTCATCCTCCGCCCGCAGGGCTCTGGAAGCAGAGCCGGTGCGTGCCGTTTTCTCATACGGAGGTGAAACCTTGGCACGAGAATCCCAAATCAGCAAGTGGAACAGCCCCAGTGGCCTGCTGCGATTGCAGCGGCTGGCGATGCACGGTCTGACGCAGGCGGAGATCTGCGAGCAGATCGGCGTGCCGGTGCGCACCTTCCGGCGCTGGTGCACGCAGGACCCGCGCATCAAGCAGGCCCTCAGCGTAGGCGCCGAGGCAGCACTTGCCAGCGTGGAGAACGCCCTGTTCAAAAAGGCCCAGAGCGGCGATCTGGGCGCGATGTGCTTCTTTTTGAAAAACCGAGACCCGGAGCATTGGAGTGAGCACCCGGAGCTGAGAGGTTACGACGGAAAGGTGGTGTTTGTGGATGACATACCAAAGACGGCAGCCCCCAAACCTGCTGAAGCAGCAGCTGAAACTAAGCAGCCTGATCATTCCTGAATACTACGCCGCCCACACCGCAATCTGGTCGGGCGAATACAACGAGTATCTGGGTGACGGCGGGCGTGGCTCCCTCAAGTCCACGTTTGCTGCCACCGAAGTGGTGCTGCTGATCATGCGAGTACCGAACATCCACGCCGTGGTTCTGCGCAAGGTGGGCAACACCCTTGCCACTTCGGTGTGGCCGGAGTATAACCGCGTGATCGACCGGATGGGCATCCGGCACCTCTGGAAGCAGACCAAGAAGCCGTACACCCTGACCTATGTTCCCACCGGACAGACCATTCAATTCTACGGTCTGGACGACCCCGGCAAGTTAAAATCTATCGCTGTACCGTTCGGATATTTCGGCGTGATGCACTTTGAAGAGTTCGACCAGTACGACGGCCCCGAAGAGGTGCGAAACGTGGAACAGTCGGTGTTCCGTGGCGGCCCCTTCAGTTTTTCCTTCAAGACTTTCAACTCGCCCGCCATGGCGCGGCATTGGGTCAACCGGTACAAGCGGGAGGCAAAACCGAAGCAGTTCCGGCATCACACCACCTACCTGACCACCCCGCCCGAATGGCTGGGTCCCCGCTTCTTCGACGACGCCGAGACCCTGAAGCAGCGTGACCCGGTGGCCTACGCCCACGAGTATCTGGGCGAGGTGGTGGGCTGCGGCACCGCCGTGTTTGAGAATCTGGAGCTGCGGCACATCACCAGCGAGGAGATCGCCGGGTTTGACCGCCGCTATTACGGCCTGGACTTCGGCTGGTACCCCGACCCGAACCACTTTGGCGGCATGAGCTACGACCATGCCCGGCAGACCCTGTACATCTACGAGGAGCACCGGGCCCAGAAAGAGACCGATGCCCAGCTGGCCGAGGCCCTGCGCCGACACCTGCACGACGAGATCATCGGCGACAGCGCAGCCAACCGGTCGATCGCTACACTGCGCGATCTGGGCTTTGACCGGCTGCGGGGCTGCCGGAAGTACGCCGCCCACGGCGGCACATCCGTCACCGACGGCATGAAATGGCTGCAAAGCCGCGCCAAGATCGTTATTGACCCCCAGCGCTGTCCGTGGACGGCTCGGGAGTTTTCCGAGTACGAGTACGCCATCGACAAAAAGACCGGCGACGTGATGCCGGGGTACGTTGACGCAGCAAACCATAGCATCGATATGACACGCTACGCCATGGAGCCCGTCTGGCAAAAGAGAGGTGTTCAAAACGCATGATAAACCACGCAGACATCGAGAATATCATCGGCTGCAAGACCCTTGTCACCAACCAGATGCAGCGCGCCATCGAGGAATGGTACGATGCAGCCATCAACGGTCTGCCGCTGGACAAGAACCCGGAGACCCTCACGCTGGACCTGCCCGCGCTGATCTGCGCCGAGCTGGCCCGCCTGACTACCCTGGAGCTGGAGGCCCAAGTGGAGGGCAGCCCCCGGGCCGACTGGGTCAACAGCCAGCTGCAGCGGGTGCTCTCGCCCCGCAGACGGCGGGTGTTCACCGTGGCGCTGGCACTGGGCAGCGGCATCTGGAAGCCCTACCAGAGCGGCAGCAATCTGGGCATTTCCTTCTGCAACGCATCCCGGTATTTCCCCGTCTCCCACGACGTGGAGGGCAACCTGACCGAGGGCGTGTTTATTGATACCATTCAGGACGACAACAACTGCTACCACCGCATGGAGTGGATGCACGTTCTGGAGCGCAGGCAGGACCTGCGGGACGCAGAGCTGGACCAGCTGGAGGACTACGACCTCGCAGCACCGACGCAGTTTCCCTGCATCAAGGTGGTCAATCTGGCGTTCCGCAGCTCGACGCAGGACAGCCTCGGCAGCCCGGAGGACCTGAGCATCCGCCCGGAGTGGGACGAGATCCAGCCCGTGGCATACCTGACGGGGCTGGAGAAGCTGCCGGTGGGCTATTTTGTGACACCCATCATCAACACCGTGGACCCGGACAGCGACCTCGGCGCGGCCATGTTCGAGCCTGCCCGGCGGCAGATCATCGACGCCGACGAGCAGTATACCAGGCTTGACTGGGAGTACGAGGGCGGCGAGCTGGCCGTGGACACCGACGAGAAGTTTCTCAAACCTACCGCTGCCGGGCAGAAGCTGTCCAAGGCCGAAGCCCTGAAGCAGTACGGCGTGCCGCCGGAAGCCATCGACAGCACGGCACCGCACCACAGAGAACGGCTGTTCCACGGCATCAACGTCAACACCGGTATCACCGACAGCACCCCGTTTTATCAGGTGTTCTCCCCCGCCCTGCGGGACGGCAGCTACCTATCCGGTCTGAACCAGTATCTGCGCAATGTGGAAAGCCACGCGGGCCTGAGCTTCGGTGTGCTGTCTCAGGTAGCAGACGTGGAAAAGACCGCCACCGAGATCGTCAGCAGCAAGCAGAAGCTGTACAGCACCGTCTCCGACCTGCAAGCAGCGCTGGAGGACGCCCTGCGCGGTCTGATCGACGCGCTGGATTACTGGGCCGACCACGTCCCGGACGCCCCCCGCAAAGGCACGTTGAGCATCTCGTTCAAGTGGGATGACAGCATCATCCTCGACCGGCTGTCCGAAATGGCACAGTGGCAGCAGGAGGTCAGCATGGGCTTGCGCAGCAAGGCAGAGTACCGGCAGCACTTCTTCGGCGAGGATGAAAAGACCGCTACACAGGCAGTGCAGGCCATCCAGCAGGAGAACGGAAGCAACGACATCTTGAAGGGAGTGCTTGATAATGGCGACGGCTAAAGAGACAAAGCTGCGGACGGAGCACACCGCAAAGCGGCTAGACTGGCTGCACGACAACGCCCGCGTCCTGCGCAGCCCCGCACTTTGGGAGCGATACTATGAAGCGAAGCACATCACCGAGCTGCTGGGCTTTCAGGTGAAGATGCATGAGGGGCACCACGAGGTAACGCCGTGCTGACCCCGGAGCAGGTCAACGCATACGCCGGGCTAATGGCGGCCCCGTGGGAGGAGCTGAACGACCGCATCCTGCGGGACATGGTGCGCCGCATCATCAAAGCGGGCAAGATCACCTCCACCGCTGAGTGGCAGATGTTCCGGGCACAGGCGCTGGGCGCGAGTCGGGATTATCTGCTCCGGCAGATGGCCGCCATCGCGCAGGAGATCGGCCCACAGGAAGCCGCTATCTTTGCCCGGGCAATGCAGCAGGCGTACACCAAGGACGTGCTGGACGCAGCCGCAGCAGGCCGCACGCTGACCCCGCTGGGCGACAGCGAGGAGGCGCAGCAGCTTCTGGAGAGCGGCTATCGGCGCACCATGAACACCCTGTACAACCTGACCCAGACCCGCGCTGTGATGGGCAACCAGAACATGTTGGAGACCCAGCAGCGGCAGCTGGCACTGTATCTAGACATGGCGCACATGGACGCCACCAGTGGCGCATTCAGCTCCGATGACGCCGCCCGCCGGGCGCTGAACGAGCTGTCGGCAAAGGGTCTCGGCGCCATCACCTATCCCAGCGGCCACACCGACACACTGGACGTGGTGGTGCTGCGAGCGACCCGTACCGGGGTCAACCAGACCGCCGGGGAGATCACCCGGTACAACGCCGACGAGCTGGGGTGCGACCTGATGGAGCTGGACGCCCACGTCGGTGCCCGCACCGGCGACGGCGGACAGGATCTGACCAACCATAGCTGGTGGCAGGGACAGATCGTCAGCCGCAGCGGGCGGCACGGATATCTGTCCCTCTCCGATATCGGCTACGGCGACGTGCGCGGATTCATGGGTGCCAACTGCGCCCACAACTGGAGCATGTTCTGGGAGGGCGCCAGCGTGCGCAGCTACACCCCTGAGCGGCTGGCGGCGATCAATGCTGCTACGGTATCGTACAATGGTGAGGAAATCCTCCGGTACAAGGCGACCCAGATGCAGCGTGCCCAGGAGCGCAAGATCAGGGCCGAGAAACGGGCGTTTCTGGTGGCCAAGGAAAGCGGCCAGAAGGACGCAGAAAAGGCCGCAGCGGCAAAGCTGGCGGCCTCCCGTACAAAGATGAAGGACTTCCTCAGCCAGACCGGGCTGCAGCAGTACCAGCTGCGGGAGAGTGTGCCTGGCTTTGGCCGCAGCGAAGCAGCCAGTGCAACGGCGCAGGCAAGGAAATGACCTGGCTGGACTTCCCCGGAGGGCTGTGTTATAATGCAACCATAAAAAAGGGGAGGTTTCAAATTATGAAAAGAATCAGAACCGGTATTCTTCTGCTGGCCACTGCGGCTCTTCTGACCGCCTGCTCCGGCAACGCTTCCAGCAGCACCGCAGCCAGCGCCTCGAGCGAGGCTGTGTCCAGTGAAACGACCGCCGTCAGCGAGAGTGCCGCATCCGAGACGGAAAGCAGTGCTGCCGAGCCTTCCGCTCTGGACGGGATCAAGTTCACAGTCAGCAAAGTCCGCAAAGATAACACCGGCAACTGGCGGGTCTCCTGCATCGCGGAAAACATCGACATGAGCCAGTACGCACTGGACTACTACAACCGGTATTTCACCGATAACAGCGAGATTCACTTCATCGTCAATTTCAATTACAATACCACCACGAAGATCATGGTTTCCGGCGGCCAGCTGGACGTGACCGTGCAGGACTATGTTTCCAAGGAAGAGCACGATGCCAACGTCCTGGGCAGCGGCACGGTTCTGACAGAGTATCTCGTGGATAAAGACACCGGAGAGATTGAGCAGATCCGGTAAAATCAGCTACACAAAGAAAAGCCCTGAAGGAATGTACCTTCAGGGCTTTTCTCGTATCGGTAATTCACTTGCTGTAGTCGATCACATAGCCGTTATACAGGAACTCTTCCGCCGCCATGGCCGCGTCCAGAAGCCGGTCACCGAACTTCGCGGCGTCCTTCGGCAGGACCGTCCCGCAGGCGGCCCAGTTCACGCCGAGCCGGATGGAGTCCTCCGGGGTCCGTACCATGTCGTAGATGTTGATGCCATCCTCTTCAAACTGATTCTTCAGTGCGGTCAGAGCGGCCTGGTAGTCGCGGTATTTCACGGTTTTCATAGTTCAGCCCTCCTTCACCAATTCGTAATGCTTGATGCTGCCGTCCACGAATTTCCGGCCCTGCAGGATTTCCACGCTCTGGAGCAGAAACTCGAGGTGGGCCATATCGATGGCCCCGCAGGAGCCGGGGTCGCGGAGTAGCTGCTCTGCCAGCGCGTCCTGCATCTTAACGGAGTAGCAGGTCTCACCGACGATCTTCTCGCCGTTCTCGATCTCCGCGGTGTCGTAAGTAATGTTCAGCTTCTTCATGGTTAGCCCTCCTTTAAACGTCGATACTCACAGAGTGATACGCAAACCAGTGACCCTGACGACGAAACAGCTTGAACCAGTTTGTGAACTTCTGGCCGGAGCAGTCGTAGGGTGTCGGAAGAAACTCCAAGTAGCGGTTCGCGCGAAACCAGTCAGCAGCAACCACTTTATGCGCCTCATCCAGAGCTTCCGGCAACTGAACCAGCTCCACGTAGCCGTCGATGCCATCGTCTCTCACGATGTGGCTGTGCGATGCCGCCCGGTGGGTGAACTCCCGGATTTCGCGCTTGACGTCGGCGATGTGCTTGTCCCGGCGAGCTACGTTCTCCACCGGAACAGTGACATCTCTCAAGGTACGAACGAAGCTGTAGGCTGCCCGCAGGCTTGCCATATCGTTGATATTGAACACGATTACCATTCTCCTTTCGCAGCCGCCTGGGCGACTGCCCGCTCTTCCTTCTCCTGATCCTGCGCCTGTGCAAAAGCATCCAGCGCGCTGGCCCTCGTGATCGGACCGAACTCCTTCACGAAGTAAGCGAAGGTGCGCTCGTCCCAGCATTCGACATAGTCATCGCCGCCCTTACCGTAGTTCTCGCGGGCCAGCGCCATGAACTGGTCGAAGGTCAGCGCCGGAGGGTTCGGCTCGGTGTCCAGAGGGACGACCCTCGCATAGGGGTGTCCCCTGCGAATGACCTGCGTCAGTTCGGCGTCAGCCGCTGCCCGCTCAGCCCGGCAGCCGTAGACTTTCAGGGTGCCGTCGTCCTTCTCCTCGAGGATCGCCCAGTTGTAAGCGTGCGTCTTGCTGGTGCGCACCAGCTGGCCTTTGTAATAGAATTTCATGGTTCAGTCCTCCTTGTTGGTGTACTCGTCGGTGTCACGGCTGGATTCGCCCATCAGAAACACCCGGTGCTTGCCCTTGGCATCTCGTACCCAGTCGCCGCCCAGAGCGGTGAGGGTGAAGATCATCCCTTGGTACTGACCCTCGGCGCACAGCCGGGTCAGCTCCGGCAGATCCTCCCGGTGCATGACGCACCACTGAGAATCCATATTGAACGCCAGCGTGCCCAGATGACTGCGCAGCTCCTTCTTCTTCATGGTTCAATCCTCCTGCTTAGTAGCAAACCGTGGATTCATTGATGCGAATGAACTTCCCGTAGCTCTTTGCCAGCCGGGTGGCGCAGACGTAATTGTACACGTCCAAACGGCTTCTGAACTGGGGATCCCGATCGGTAAACACCAGAGTGGCGTTCCGAAACACGACCTCGAACCTTGTATAGCAGACCTTCATTTTTCGTTTTCCTCCGTTATTTTTTATCCAGAAACCCTTCCGATGGCTGTATGTTACCTCTGTGTAGAAACAAAGTCAAGTTGTTTTTGATTTATTTTTTAATTTCTTTTCGTTGTTGACTTTTGCCCCGGCAAGTCATATCCTTGTGGCAGGAAGGAGTGACCCAAGATGACCACATCATCCAGAGTGAAAGCCCTGCTGGAACTGACCGAGACCGACCAAAGCACATTCGCCGCAGCGTTCGGCATGACCACCCCGCAGGCCATGAGCAACAAGCTGCGCAGGGACAGCTGGTCGGCAAAAGACCTCGCCAAGGCCGCACAGATCTGCGGTGCAAGGCTGGCGTTCATCCTCCCGGATGGCTCCCAGCTCATCATTTCACCCGACGAAGAATGACCGCTACACAGCAAAGCAGCGCCCGAAGAGACAAACCTCACCGGGCGCTGCTTTTTTTTTGTCCATCGAGAGTGCAACATTTGTATAGTCGATTGCAACATTCACGCAACTACAAACCTTCAAAAAGTTTGTAGTCAGGAAAAGTCAAGGCGCGGAGCCACTTTTTCGGCTTTGACTACAATGACTACAATAACTCTTATACAGACCCTAAACAGAAGAAAATAAGAATATGCGTAACGCGTACACCTTGCGCGTAAGGAATTATAGGAATTTCTGTAGTCTTTGTAGTCATGTAGTCAAGCGCAACTCGTAACGTTTTGGCCCTCCGATTTGTGGTAGGCTATCCCCAGATCACACCACGCGCCCGGTGTACAAGAGGCGCAGAGGGCAACGCACACGGCAGTGCGACACAAAAGCTGTAGGCCCTCCGGGAGGTAAAACCATGAGACGTGAGGATTTGAGAGCCATCGAGGGCCTGACCGAAGAGCAGATCAACGAGATCATGCGCCTGCACGGGCAGGACGAAGCCGCCCACCAGACCACCATACAGGGCTTGCAGGCGCAGCTGGCCACTGCACAGCAGGGTCTGGCGGCTTTCGACGGCGTGGATATCAACGATCTGCGCAGTCAGATCACCAACCTGACCAACCAGCTGAGCCAGCAGGCTGCGGAGTTCACCTTCACCGGTGTGCTGCGCGCTGCGGCCCACGAGGCCGGTGCCCTGGACGAGAACGATGCGATCGCATTGCTGCCGAACAGAGCTACACTGCGCGAGAGCAAGAATCAGGCTGAGGATGTTAAGCAGGCATTCGCCGACCTCAAATCCCGCAAGCCGTACCTGTTCCAGCAGGGTGCTCCCGCCCCGCAGGACGGCGCAGGCCCCGAACCGCAGCCGGGCAATGAGCCCCAGGGCAACCCGATCATCATCCCGAAGCCCCGCAGCCAGGGCGGCAGTGCACAGCCCACCCTGCAGGAGTTTCTCCAGATGACCGGCGCGGAACGCATGGCCTTGCGCACCCGCAATCCGGCACTTTTCCAGCAGCTCTCTACTTTGGTGAGAGCTGCACGACACTAACGAGGTAACTGAACTATGCCTATCCCCGGCACTTTTGGCGGTTTTCCGTTTGACCCCGAGGTCTATCAGGGCTTCGTGGACCAGGAGGCCACCTTCTCCGATTCCATCCTTGCCTCCGGCATTCTGGCAAGCGACCAGAGTCTGGCCGCTTCTCTGGACAACGGCGGCACGATGGGCACCATCCGTTTCTATAACCCGCTGGATCCCGACACCGATGCCCCGCTGGTCCGTGATGGCACCACTGACAACGTGCCCACCGAGATCTCCGGCGGCAAGCAGTCCTGGATCCGCATTGACCGCATGAAGGCATGGAAGGCCACCGAGCTGACCCGTGAGCTGACTGCAGCCGACCCCATGGCCGCTGTTGCCCGCAACACCGGACGCTACTGGCGCATGTACAAGCAGAGCCTGCTGGTTAAGCTGGTGGATTCCGTTCTGGGCCTGTCCGGGCTGGCAAACCATACCCTGACCGTCAAGACCGGCGGTGTCACTGCCAACCAGCTGATTGATGTGCAGCAGTCCGCCCTGGGCGACTTCTCCGGCAAGTTCGGCCTGCTGGTGGTCCACTCCAAGATTCTGGCTGAATACAAGAAGATGGGCCTGCTGAACTACAACAAGTACGTAATCACCAACGTGCTGCAGAAGGAAGTCAGCCTGCCCACCATCAACGGTCTGGTCGTGGTCGAAAATGACCGCGGCACCGATGACGGCACCAACTACAACAGCTTCCTGCTGGGTCAGGGTTCCGTCCTGACTGCCGACCCTAAGGTCATCACCCCGGATTACACCGAGTATGATGCGGCCAAGGCAGGCGGCACCGATATCCTGTACAATAACCGCTCCTTCATCCTGCACCCGAACGGTGTCTCCTTTGACGGCGATAAGATCAACAAGCCCACCCCGACGGATGACGAGTTCACCAACAAGGCAAACTGGGCGCTGAAGTTCGACCACAAGAACGTGCGCATGGGCAAGATCACCATCCCCAAGGCAAACTTTGTCGAGGAGTAACCTATGGACAGCTGGCTGACCTACTCTGAGTACCTCGCGCAGCACCCCGGATCTGCGCTGACCGAGGCAGAGTTCACCCCGCGGGCGGTGGACGCAGCATTCTTCATCGAGAGCGCCACACGCTGGTGCGCCAGCCTTGCTGAAGAGCCCGAACAGCTGGCGCTTCTGACACAGTGTCAGTCCCGTCTGGTGGCCCTCTCCGAAGAGGTCAGCGCCAGCTGGGACGGTGTGACCAGCGTGAACAATCACGGCTACACCGAGAGCTATGCCAGCGGCATGGATATGCAGGCGTATCTGGGCAAACGGCAGAGCCAGATCGTGAACGAGGTGCTCTCTGCTCCGTCTACCCGGTGGATGCTGTATCAGGGCGGCGTGTATCACCCGCCCCGCAGACGCTGAGAGGAGGCCCGCCATGCGCAAACCTCTTCTCGCAACAAAGAGTGTCACGCTGGTGCATTGCATCCGGCGGGGCACTGGCAGCACCAGCTACACCACGGTGCTGTCCGGCGTGAGCTGCCGCGAGGTGGCCGCAGCCGGTACCAGCGCACAGTCCGGTGCAGGCTCCGGCTTTGCCCCGAAAAGCAGCTCCGAGATCTGCATTTTTCCGGGCCATTCCACAGCAGCCCCGCAGAGCACAGCAGAATCGCCGCTGGACGCAGCAAGCACCTTTCTCAACCCGGCAGCGTTCAAGGCCGCGGACGAGCCCGCAAGGGCCTGTCACTGGACGCTTGCCCCGGAGGATAAGGTGACACTGCCCTCTGGGCGGGTGGGTACCGTGACGAGCATGCAGGACAACCGTGACGGGCACTGCCCGCACTGGTATGTGGAGGTGACGTGATGAGCGGTCCGATCAACCTCGGCATCAAATGGGACCCGAACTTTAAGGCCCGCACCGAGGCGGGCTTCCAGCGGCTCCAGAAGGAAGCCGACGGAGAGTTTATCCGGCTGGTCACGCCCTACGTTCCGCTGCGCACCGGCGCGCTGGCAGGCAGCGCTAAAATCAGCACTGTGCTGGGCAGCGGCCTGATCCGGCACACCACGCCCTATGCAGCCGCCCAGTACTACCGGCTTCCCTGCGGGCAGGGCGTGCGTGAGGACGGGCGCGGCCCCCACTGGGGCGAGCGGTGCGTCAACGACCACAAAGAGGACTTTGCCGCCTTTGTCAAGGCGCGGGCCAACGAGGTGACCAAATGAGCCAGACCGCAGACATCAAAGCCATGCTGGACTGGCTGGCCACCTGCCCGCTGGCAACGGCACTGGGCGACGGGGACGTTGCTTTCTCCATCGAGTATCTGGGCGCTGACGCCGATCAGGTGCAGTTCTCGCTGGAGGGCACTCCCACCGCAACGGTGATCGACCAGTTTTTCCTCGGCAGCCGCCGGGCAAAGAACTATGTACTGGCGTCCCGTATGACCTACTCGCAGGACAACATCCAGCAGGCGGCGAACAGTTCCTTCTGGGACGAATTCGCCGAGTGGGTGGAGACCCAGTCCAGCGCCCGGAACCTTCCGCAGCTGTCCGACGGCAAGACGGCAGAAAAGGTCGTCTGCCTTTCCCCCGGTTACATCATGAGCCAGGATGCCGACAGCTGCCGTTTTCAGATCCAACTTCAACTCCAGTATTACCAGAGAGGGAGATAACAATATGACTGTTTCGGAAACTCTGGCTGCGCTCAAGACCCAGAAGGGCATCGAGCCGAAAGCCAGCTACACCGGCACCGAGGACACGGATGACTTCATCTTTGCCGTCCAGACCGACAGCTCCAGTCAGACAAAGGAATCGGCGTGGATCGTCTGCGCCGACCACGTCAAGGAGCACAGCGGTGCGCTGAACGCCACCACCGCGGACGAGGCATTCATCCGCACCGGCACCGTGACCAGTAAGACCGGTACCCAGCGCACCTTTTCCATCAACGGCAACCGCTGCGTGGGTGACGATTTTCAGGATTTTGCCCTGTCGCACAAGATCAAGTATGGCACCGGCAACGATGTGATCGTGCCCTACATCTACTTCAGCATCCGCACCGGCAAGGGCGAGAGCGGCAGCGCCGCCCTGATCGTCACTTCGGATGTGGGCGGTGCCGCAAACGCTTCTGCCACCTTTGCGATGGACGTCAAGGCCGTCGGCACTCCGGTGGAGTTCGACTACATCAAGGCCAACCCGCAGTCCAACACGGACACCGCAAAGCCGGTCAAGGCGTAAGCATAAACCCAATACCGCCCCTGTCAGCCTCTGGCAGGGGCGCATTTTATAGGAGACCTGTATGATCATCAATGGTTTGGAATTTCCTTTTTCGGCACTGAATGCAGACGACCTCGACCGGCTGGAAACCGCACAGGAGCACATGAAGCAGGCAGACGCCATCGAGCGTAACCGCGCCAAGACCGGCCTCGCAGACGCCATCCGGGGCCAGTGCCGCCTCGTGATGGGCTTTCTGGACGAGCTGCTGGGCGAGGGGGCCTCGGCAAGGCTGGGTCTGACCGGCAGCGACTTTAAGGCATGCCAGCAGGTAGTCAGCGAGATTCATGACCGCATCGCGGAGGAGCAGGCCGAGCTTCAGGCGCAGCCCACAAACCGCGAACAGCGCCGGGCAGCGGCAAAAGCGCAGCAGCGCACCCGGACGGCGGGCTGCATCGTCGAGGTCAGCAAGCCCATCCGCATGGCTCCTGTGGTCACTGTCCACACGGCCCCCGCAGACGCCGCACTCAAGCTGGCAGACGCCCGCGTCGCCGTGGACGCCCTGAAGGACGACCCGGTGGCCATGCAGCAGCTGGTCGACTATGCCCTGAAGATCGCAGCGGAGCGCCATGTCTGACCTGCTGACAGAGGCCCTGCCCACCGTGTGGCATGGGCAGGCCATCGACCCGGACTTCCGGCACATGGTGTGGCTCTGTAACACCTACCGGCGCGGGGCTGGTGATGACCCGCTGGCGCTGGCATGCCGTGCCATTCGGCGGTTCTATCGAGAGCCGGGGCCGCTGTTGGAGACCGCGCAGGCGTGCTCCGAGTGGTACCAGCATCTGATCGAGTTCTATCAGGCGGGGGAAGCCACCACCGAGGGGTCATCTGCGCGCAGCAGCGGTGCGGCAGCTACACTGCCGTTCGACTATCACTGTGATGCTGCGTACATCATCGCCGGGTTCCAGCGGCTGTACGGCATCGACCTGACCCGCGAGAAGCTGCACTGGTTCCGGTTTCGTGCGCTGCTGCGTGGCGTGATCGGCGAGGACTGCATGTTCAGCCGCATCATCGACTGGCGCACCGCAGACCTGACGAGCAAATCCCCGGAGGAGCGGCGCTTCTACGAGGACAAGCGGGAGCTTTTCGCGCTCCCCTCGGAGCTGAGAGGGGGTGCAGTCGTTGCCGAGACCGTGGACGAGCACAACAGTGCCTTTATCGCACGCTTCCGGAGCCGCTGAACGCGCCCCGCTCCCCTGCCCCTACTGCGGGAAAACCCTCCCGGTATGGGCCGTACCAGACGCCAGAGCAACCGGCGTCTGGGTAAAATGCAAAAACCCGGCCTGCCGCCGGGAAGTAGAGATCAAGTTATAACACAGCCTGTGCCCTTGTGCCCGCGCTTTCCGATTGAGAGGTGGGCATAAGTGGCAGATTACAGTGTTACCGGCGATACCAGTCTGGACACCAGCGGCTTTACCAAAGGCATCAGCAGCATGACGGTGGCCGCCGGTAATCTGATCTCCGATCTGGTCAAGACCGCAGGCAGCAAGCTGGCAGGGCTGGCGCAGTCCTCGGTCGGCGTCGGCATGACCTTTGACGCGTCCATGTCGCAGGTGGCGGCCACCATGGGCACCACAGTGGACCAGATTAGCAACCTGACCAAGGTCGCCAAGGAGATGGGCAGCACCACAAAGTTCACCGCTACACAGGCAGCGGACGCTTTGAACTATCTGGCGCTGGCCGGTTACGACGCCAACAAGGCCGCCGAGGTGCTGCCCAGCGTGCTGAATCTGGCAGCCGCAGGCGGCATGGACCTGGCGTATGCGTCCGACCTGGTCACCGACGCCATGGCTTCCCTGAACATCGAGGCCAACAAGCAGAACGTGGACGAGTTCGGCAACAAACTGGCCATGGCAGCCAGCAAGGCCAACGCCAACGTTGCCCAGCTGGGCGAAGCCATCCTGACGGTTGGCGGCACCGCCGCAAATCTGAAAGGCGGCACCACCGAACTGACCACCGCGCTGGGCCTGCTGGCAAACGTCGGCATCAAGAGCGCGGAGGGCGGCACCCACCTGCGCAACATCATTCTGGCATTGCAGTCCCCCACCGACGACGCCGCCAAGAAGATGCAGGCACTCGGCCTGCAGGTCTACGACGCGCAGGGCAACATGCGCGGGCTGGATGAGATCCTCGGCGACCTGAACGCCGCCATGCAGGGCATGACGCAAGGCCAGAAGGACAGCATCATCAACCAGCTTTTCAATAAGACCGACCTTGCTGCCGTCAACGGCCTGCTGGCCGCACAGGGCGAGCAGTGGGACACCCTCGCCGCGCAGATCGACGCCGCAGACGGGGCTATGGGCCAGATGGCCGAGACCCAGATCGACAACCTGCAAGGCGCTATGACCATCCTGTCCTCGGCGTTCGAGGGCTTGCAGCTGGCCGTCTACGACGAGCTGGAGCCGACCCTGACGGACGTGGTCAAGTGGGGTACAGATTGCATCAGTCAGCTCTCCACTGCCCTGACCGAGGGCGGGCCGGAAGCCATGATGCAGGCGGCGGGCAGCATCCTGTCCGACCTCGCGTCCGGCATCGCGGAGCAGCTACCGGGGCTGATGACCACCGGCGTGGAGATCATCACCCAGCTGGCCGAGGACATCGTGGCAGCTACACCGGCGATGCTGGACACAGCCGCCGAAGTGCTGGGCGCTCTGGTGCAGGGCATCATTGACGCCATCCCGGACCTGATCACCAGCGCCACCGAGGTGGTCACCGGATTTGTGGACTACCTCGGCGACAACGCAGACGCCATTGTGGACGCCGGTGTGCAGATTATGGAGAGCCTTGTCACCGGCATTGCAAACAACCTGCCCGCGCTCATTACCAGTGCCGCCGGACTGATTGCCAAATTTGCCGCCGCTTTGATCGAGCACCTGCCGGACATCCTCTCGTGCGGTGCCGAGCTTCTGGCCACCCTGGCACAGGGTATCATCCGCAGCCTCGAAAATCTGGCCGAAGCCGCCCTGGCCTGCATCGCCAAGCTGATCGGCGTGTGGGACGGCAGCATGGACGAGTGGGGCCACATCGGCGAGAACATCGTCCAGGGCATCATCAACGGCATTGCGGGGCTATGGGGCAAGCTGACCTCGTGGGTCAGCGGCCTGATCGCCAATCTGGTGGGCACGGCCAGCGCAGCCGCCGTGGATGGCATCACCCAGAGCACCGGCAGCACGACCCCCACCCGTAAGAGCAGCACGGTCACGGATGATGACCGCAAGCGCCGTCAGGATCTGCACAACCAGCGCATCCAGCAGGCCAAAGAGGAGGCCGCAGCGGCCAAGGCAGCAGCCGCCACTGTCACCAAGTCCGCCGGTTCCGCTGCCGCTGCCGTGAGCAGTTCCGGCAAAAAAGCGGCCTCCAGCGCAAAGCAGACCACCGCCGAAGTGGTCAAGTCCATCTCGGACAGCACGACCACCGTCGAAAACGGCGTGACCCGTACCGTGGAAACGGTCAACGAGACCTTATCCAACGGCAAAAAGCAGCAGAAACAGGTCATCACCGAGACTTCCCGCCAGATGGTGGATGGCGTCCTGAAGGACATCAAGACCATCACCGAGGTGGACGAAAAGGGCAAAAAGACCGTCAAGCAGACCATGGAGACGGTGCGGGAGGTAGCAAAGACCGTCACGGCAACCACATCCGGCGTCGTGGACGGCATCGAGACCAGCACCAAGACGGTGACCGAGACCCTGACCGACGGCACCGAGACCCAGAAAAAGGTCATCACGGAGACCTACGATGACGTGGTGGACGGAGCCCTCGTCACTGTGGAGCGGGTCAAGACCATTGCCGCCGACGGCACCGAAGAGGTGGCCGAGAACATCAAAGAGGCGTCCATCAAGAGCTTTGACGACCTGTGGAAGGAGCTGCAGACCCACGCAGACACCGGCCTGCTGGGCACCTTTGATGACCTCTACACCGCCGTCAAGAACAAGGACTGGAAGTCCATCGGCCTGTGGGCGGCAAATGCCATCTACGGCGGCCTGACCGCCGAGCAGAAGAAGAAGGTCAAAGACTTTGCCCTCGGTCTGGTGGACAAGCTCAACGAGGCACTGGGCAACGCCCAGACGGCCCTCGTACAGAAGGGCATCGACATCGGTGCCCAGATCTGCAAGGGTCTGACCAGCGGATTTGATGAGGTGTGGACGCAGGCCAAGACCCTCGGCACCACCCTCACCGGCATCTTTAAGGGCCTGAAAGCCCCCTTGAGCAGCGCCGCGCTGGCCATCAGCCAGGGCCTGTCCGGCGGTCTGCTGTCCAGCTTCCCCGCCATCTACGCGGGCGTGGGCTCCATGGTGGGCACCATCGGCGCGGCCTTTGAGGGCATGATGACGGCCATCGCCTCCGCCCTGAATGCAACGGTTTTCGGCATCCCCATGGGCGTGATCGTAGCCGGTGCAGCCGTGGCGCTGGGCGTGGCCATCGCGGCCATCTGCGCAAGCCTCGGTGCCTCCAAAAAGAGCCCGCCCAGCACCGGCGGGGGCAGCGCTTCCGGCGGGTCTGGTTCCGGCGGCATCAGCGGAGATATCGACATCTCCACCGGCACCGGCAGCCTGGAGGACGCCATCAACGCCAACACCAAGGCGCTGGAAAAGACCAACGCCGCCCTTGCCGACATGATCCGGCAGGCGGGCAGTCTGGTGCTGTCGGACAATATGCGGTTGGGCAGCACTGTGGCCGCCTCCGGCACGGCCCGTGTGGCCGCAGCCGCCAACAGCTACCACCGCGAGGGTGACACCAACATCACCCAGAACATCTACAGCAAGGCCCAGACGGCGGCTGACCTCCAGCGGGAAGCCCGCTGGGAAGCCGACCGCGCCAAGGCCCAGCGCCGATGAAAGGAGGACGCCAATGCTTTTTAAGGATCACTTAAAACTGGTCACAGACGCCGGTGCCGTCCTGCATCTGGGCTGGGACTACAACGCGCCCTACAACCTCGACCCGCTGAACGGCGTGGATGTGGACATCCAGACCGCGCAGGGCATCAACCAGACCGGCACCACCGTCGAGCGGCAGAGTGTGGCAGGCGTGTCCCGTACTCTGTCGGTGGTGTTCTGGGGCGGCCATGCCCTCGACAATGCCCGCAATTTTGCCCGCAAACTGCCCTACTACACCACCGGCACGATGTACTTCGGGGACGCATACTTCACCCGCTTTGTGGTGCAGAAAACGCCATACTTTTCCAGCTACACCGAGCCGCGCTGTGAGCTGATGCTGTACAGCCCCAAACCCTACTGGTACGGCCTGACTGCAACAGCCCGCGTGCTGGGCGGCTACCAGCCCGCGTTTACTTTTCCCGTCTGCTACGACAGTCACACCTACGGCATCCGGCAGGACGGCGAGGCGGCAGTGCTGCGTAACCCCGGCAGCCTGCCGGTGCCCTTTACGGCAACCCTGCGCAGCACCATGCCGGTGGAGCACCCGCGCGTGGTGGACCTGAAAACCGGAGCCTTTATCGGCTTTGACCTGACCTTACAGGATGGCGACCGGCTGGAGATCTACCGCAGTACCACCGACCGGCTGGCCTGCACCCTGACACGGGAGGGCGTGACCAGCAACATCTTCTCTAAGCTGGACGAGGACAGCACCCTGACCGAGCTGCAGCCCGGAGACAACGTGCTAAGCATGCAGGCCGACAGCGGTGCGGCCTATTTGCAGGCATCCGTGAGCTTTTACCCGATGGAGGCCGGTATTTTGCCGGAACCGCTATGAGACTGGACGTTTTAGACGCCGACACCCTGGTCCGTGTGGGCTGGGTGGACGTGTGGGTGTCCCTCTACTGGGACAGCCCCTATTACTCCGAGGGCGGCTTTACTCTTGAGGTAAGGCCGACCACCGAGAACCTACAGCTGCTGACCGAGGGCCGGTGGTTGGCGCGCAGCGACGAGACGCCCCGCATCCCGATGCGGATCTGCGCCCGCGCCAACCAGAACGAGGACGCAAACCTCGTGGTGAGCGGCTACCCGGCAACATGGCTGCTGACCAAGCGGGCCAGCGCCACGGTCATCAAGGGCCAGAACGCCGAACAGGCCATGCGAAGCCTTGTAGCGGCGGCAGACCCGTGGCCGCGCTTGGAGCTGGGCACCGAATACGGCTTTGACACCACCTTTGACAAGCAGACCTCCGGCGGCAGCCTTTTTAGCTACTGCCAGACCATCGGGCAGGCATGTGATCTCGGGTTCCGGGTGATTCTGGACGGCAGCGGCGCAGACAAGCGTCTGTTGTTCGAGTGTTTCCGGCCCACCTTCAACCCCAACAACCGGTACAGCCCCAAGTGGGGCAACCTGCTTAATGCAGGCTGGTCTTTTGCCGACACCGACTACGCAAACGTGGCCCTCGTGCAGGGAGCCGGAGAGGGTGACCAGCGGGCCACCTGCTGGGTGGGCGACGTGGGCAGCACTGGAGCCGACCGGCGGGAGATTTACATCGACGCCCGCGACATCCAGCCCGACGAGGAAAAGGGCGAGACCACCGCCAGCCAGTCTTACCTCGCCAAATTGGCAGACCGGGGCGGGCAGAAACTGCTGGCCCAGCTGCGCACCGGAAGCATCGAGTTTGACGTGGACGATGACGCACTGGCCGTGGGCGACGTGCTGCGCGTCAGCCTGCCCCAGCTGGGCTACACCGCCATGGTGCGGGTGGCCGACATCATTACCGAGAGCCAGTCCAGCGGCACCACCCGGACCATCCGGCTGGGCACGCCGAGCTGGCACAAGACGTAAAGGAGGGCTTATGGCCGATATCATCACCTACCCGGAAAACGGCATCCAGTACTACGCCGACGACGCTTCCGGATATCTTGCCACCCGCCTGAGCGGCGTATACAGCGCCGACGAGGACTTTGCCGTGACCGCAAACGGCGACCTGACCGTGACCGTCAGCGCCGGGCAGGCATGGGTGCGTCCGGCCCGCTTCCGGGGCCGCAGCATCATCATGGAGCAGCCGGAGACGGTCACCCTGACCGCCGCCGACGCCGTGCGCAGCCGCATCGACCGGCTGGTGCTGCGCTACGACGCAGCCGCCAGAAAGACCCGCCTGCAGGTGCTGGAGGGCACCCCGGACAGCGCAAGCCCCACAGCGCCGGAGATCACTCGCACCGCGCTGGTGTATGACCTGTGCCTGGCCGAGATCCGCCGCCCGGCGGGCAGCACCGAGATCACCGCCGCCGACATCACTGACACCCGGGCCGACGAGGCCGTCTGCGGCGTCATGAGGGACGGCGTGACCGGCATCCCCACAGCGCAGCTGCAGGCGCAGGCGCTGGCCATAATGACCCAGCTGTCCACCGAGCTGCACACCAAACTCGACGCCCTGGACGCCGCCATCGCGGCGGTGGATTCCGGCAGCTTCTACACCAAAGAGCAGGCAGACGCAAAGTTTGGCACACCCTACACCCTGCCTGCCGCCACAGCGGACCAGCTGGGCGGCGTGAAGGTGGGCGACTATC